GTAAAGTCTAATTCTAATGCTCCTGTTAATGAAGCAGTAAATTCAAATGTAGTTCCAGCTGACCAGTCAATACTAACTGCTCCTGAAGTATCTGATTTTTCTACTTTAGCTGTATATCTATTTTCTAATTTTGCAAATGTTACTGAATCATCAGCCACGCCAGCTCCGTCATATAACTCTGTAAAGTTATCGTTTGTTTTATCAAATGCGGTACGTATTGGATCTCCAGTTCCGTCATTTGCTGTTGTACCTATTCCTATTACTTGTTTTGCCATAATTTATTAATATAATGTTTTATCTGCCGTATATTGTGTTGTATCAGCTGTCGCTAATGTTGTATCTGCTCTAAAATATGAACCATCTGCATCAAAAGGATATATTGATCCCCAACCATTTGTAGCATTAACTGCTCCCCACCAACTTTCATCATATATTGAACCGAAACCCATACTATTATAATAAGTTTTTTAATTTTTTGTTATCCTTTGTCAAACTCAAAATATAATTTTTAAGTCTAGTAATATTATACTCTTTTGGTTTATACTTCTTTTTTATAATACCCATCCTTCAAAACTTGCATCTTTATCAGGATAAACATCCTCATTAGAATTAGTGTTATATTCCGGAAAACTATTATTATTAAAGCTCATATAACTAATAAATCTATCAGTATAGTACTGAGCCAAATTTCTTTCTTTTTCTACAAGAAAGTCAATCTCTGTTTTGTCTACATTAGTAGCGTTTTCGCTTGTATGTTTATATACTCCTTTGTTAGCGACTGTATACGCTGCAAATGGCAAATACTCAACCATGGCCCAGTGAATCAGCATTGGTTTAACATAATCTGTAACTAAAGTTAAATAATCACCAGATAAAGTACTAGCAATTATATCTGACTCAATTTTATTTAATAAATCTGTTCCTAAATAGTTTTGAATATGTATATCCTGAGCAACTTTAATAAACTGAATAAATTTATCAGTGTCAACGTTACCATTCATTGCAGTAAATTTTACTATATCCTTTCTACTAATTAATAATGCTTGTGCCATTTTTATCTTTTATTTTTATATCCTTGATTTGGCATATCTATTGGTCTAGTTGCCACATTTTTATCATTTTTTTCTGGTTTAAATCCCTCTCTAGTTGCTTTACTTACTGAAACTTCTGATCTTGGATTTTTAGGATCTGGATTAACACCTTCTTTTTTACTCATAAAGGTTTTTCTTTCCCAATAATGATGACAATTAGCACCACCTTTATATAACCATATATCATAAGTATTAGGTGTGCCTTTTGGACCAAATCCAGCATTAACTTCTTGATTTGACATTGCCATAATATCTTCTTTTCTATAAAGCTTTTTAGCTTTTACCATTTTACTGCAAAAGTCTCTAGAATTATCTTTTTGTAAGCTTGCTTTTTGTGGCATATATGCGTATCTAACTCTAAATCTTAATCCCTCATCGTTTTCTCCATCTTGTTCAGATTTTGCATTTGGTCTTGCAGTTCCTGTTTTTGCTAAACCAATCATTTTATCTAAACCTTCTTCATGTTCGTAATCTACAGGTCTAGAATCTACTAATTCCCAACCTTCATTAATTAAATCTTCTTCTGTTTGACCTTTATTAATTAATTCATTTATTATTTCATCTGGTAAATCTAAAACATGCCCTGATAATTTTACACCTGTTTCTTCTTCTCTTGCCTCATTAGTAATAGCGTTGTCAGTTTCAATAAATGATAAAGGTTGTAATGTTTTAAAATAAAGCTTTAAGCTTATATCGTTTACAGCTAATATTTGTTCTATACAATAAATAACTAGGTCTTGATATGGTTTTATTGTAACATTATCAAATAATAAACTAGCTGTTTGTATCTCATCTGCATTAGAACCTAATCCATTATTTTCTGTTCTTATACCTAATAGCAACGGAGAGGTCACACGATGTCCTATAATTAACTTTCTCTGGCATTCATTAGACAAATACTCGTAATGTGCTGGAGCGTCATTTAAAGGTATGTCGTCAATTGTGGTTTTCGAGTCTTGATTGTTATTAAATGCAATTATAACCTTTTCACCGCGGGATCCGGTTAATTTATTCATTACATCATTTTTAACTTGGTATTGCTTTTCTCTATCAGGCACTCCATTGTTGAAGTTGACGACTTTTGTTCCTGAGAATCCGTTCTGGACATCATTAATTAAATAATCTGAGATCTCCGATTCTAATTCTGCATACGCTAAAGCTCCCTGGTAGTCCACGGGACAATAATAGTCGTAACCACTTACGTATCTTTTTACGATTTTAATTTCCGGTTCCTTTCCGTTGCCAAATCCAAAAGCTGCAATCCTTTTTGGTTTGCTATTAGGTTTAATCTTACTCCAATCATGAAAATAATAATAAGCTTCAATTTCTCCATCATCATTACATTTTTCTGCTCTTAATGTTTGTCTTGGAAAATGTTCTGCACTTATTACTTTTTCATCTTTATATAATATTTGAAAACTACCTTCTCCTAATAATTTAAGATCTAAAATTACGTTTCTTAAATCTGAATCTGAAAAAATAGATTTCATTTGTGCATATTCATCAGGTTTTCTAGAACTATCTAAAGCGTCTATACCTTTTCCATATATCATTTGAGATATACCTTGAATAATCGCGTTATTTGTTGCTGAATTAATAAATAATTTAATCAAATAACTGTAATAATCATTATCCGCCCCATAATTTACCCAACTCCTATGTTTGTCTTCTTTTATTTGAGGTCTATTATATTCTGATAAATTAACTATATGTAAATTGTCCATATTATAAAACTATAAAATCATTTGTTGTTTCTTGCTCTTCATACTCATTATAATTAACTGAATAATCAGAAACTGTTTGATTAGTGCAAAATATTTTATCTTTATAAATTATATTACCACTTTTTTTAATAGTTAAATTATAAAAGGTATCTTCCACTAAAGTAAATGTGTCTGAATATTGATAATAATAGTCATTTAACGTAAATGAGTTGGTATCTTCATCATACACTGATTTGTTTGTTGTTTCATTTATAATTGATATATTATAAATGTTACTGACAGATGTTTCATATTCTCTTGGAATAAAATTAATCGTTTGAGAACTTACTGTATTCTGTAATACTATCATATTTATATAATAAAATAAATGTATTTTTGTTAACTATTATATAAAAAAAAAAAAGGCAATAAAGCCTCTTTCTTCTAAATATTTAAAGGACTATTAAGAATTAGTTCCTTCAGTTACTGTTACAGTAGCACTTGTCATACCATCGTATGGGTCAGCTGCTGTTGGAGAAGTTAAAAATTTAGCAGGTGAAGTTTCTTGTGCGGTAAATGTCAAAGTATACCCTGAAAGGTCGCCCATTGCCGCTCCCGTTACGATAGTTCCCCCACTCACGTCTGCTCCGTTGTCTAATCCCATAACCATAACGTTTCCGTTATAATCTTCAACTGCAATGTGTGGTCTACCATATGCTAAAAGTTTAAGTTCTTTATTATCTGCTGCAGATAATTTCTTTAAAGTAATATTTAATGTTTGCTCAAAAAAAGTTGTTCCGTTTTCTCTTGAAGCGTTTACTGTTTGTTCGAAAGATGAATTACCTTTTAATTCGTATTCCCAAGCGGTAAAAGTACCAGTCATATCAGTAATTGTTTCGTCTGTATAAGATACATCTCCAAAATCACCGAAATCAGTAAAGTATACTTTTTTTATACCACCAACTACGTCTTTACAAGGTTCTTTTCTTCCTTGAGTTAAATCACAAGCCATATTTTTTAAGTTTTAAAAAAAAAGGGTGGTAGAATACACCACCTACCCTTCTTTATTTGTTATACAATTATTTATTAAGAGTAAAGAACTATATCTCCTCCTATTGCATGCTGAATACCAGCTGTAAATCTCATTACGATTCTTACGTTTTGAGAACCATCAAGATCAGCCATGTCTAAAACACGCACCTCGTTGTGATCGCTTAAAAGACCAGTTCCAAAAAACAGGTTAGATTTTTCAGCTGCTACTGCGGTATCAGATGGTAAACCTTGAGCCATTACAACTTGAACTCCATCAAATTGAAGACCAGCTCCCATGTTATACCACTGTGTACCTTTGTTATCAGTACCATTAGCTCCTAAACCTGCTGAACCAAATCCACCTAATGCTCTAATATAGTTTCTATACATATTTGGCGCTAAGTAAATAGTTAAATCATCAGCTCCATAGACAGCTGTAGGTACAGCATCTAAAATTTTACCGATTTCTTCCACAGCATTTGCTGCAGTAGATGTCGTAGCTGTAACGTCATTTACATCTGTGTCTGCTCCTAATGTAGTTACAAACCCTGCGAATTGCCCATCAGTAGCATCGGTTCCATTCCAAATTGAAGTTTCAATTGAAGAAGCAACTTTTGCTGCAACGTGACCGATTAACCAGTCAGCAAATTTTGGTGGTAATTCTTGGTTGATGTAACTATAACCCATTTGTACAGCTTCC